CCAGCAGTACCAAAAGCGCGTGATGCGTTACGGTAAGCCTCGGTAGCCAAGTCAACTTCCATCTCGTTAGCTAGTGTACGCATAGCCTGCTTGATTTGGTCACCGTAAACAGTCTCAAAACCGATACCGTTGTTCAAATGACGCACATCTTCGCCAGTGTATGGAATCTGCACGGCGCGAGCCTTGCTGATAACCAACGTTTTGTTGTCCACGGTCTGGTCTGTACCTTCGGGGATAGTCATAGACTCAGCCACGTTTACAGCGGTAGCTGCGCGTGTGAATGAGGCACGGACATTATCACCTTTGGCGGCACGCTCAGAGCCGTTGGCATTGATTGTTGCTGAAGGGATGAAGCCGACTAACTCGCGGCCCACTACGTCAGCGGCTTTATAAATGTCCGCTGCAAGGTTGTCTAATACGTTTGCCATTGTGATGTTCCTTTGAAAATGGTCAATCTGAAATTACTTTACCGCCATCTTTAACGAATTTGGCGCGTTCTGATTGTGCCATAACGTCAAAGTCTGAGCGACTAACTTGTTTTCGACCACCATCGGCTCCGCCTTGTGACCGTGAGGCTCCGCCTCCGTTTGCTTGTGAACCGTCCACTAGGAACGGGTACGCAGTTTTAATTGTAGCAGTCAAGTCGTCTAAAGTGGAAACTGTTAATTGACCGCTATCGTCTAGAACTTTAATCCCATCGTCCGTTAATGTCAAACGGGCTGTAATTTGTTGCTCAAGCAATGATGCCCGTGCCGTGTCTTTTGTCAAACCAGCGGCAATCTTCGCAGCGGTTGTTTTAATCTGTCCGCGCTTAATGTTGGTTTGCAATTCCTCCATCTTAGACTTTAACTGTTCGGCTTCATTCTTTTGTGCCTCAAACAATTGCTTGTAGTCGTTGCTTGCTTTAGCCTTTTCTTCGGCTTCTGTTTTAGCTAAGTTAGCAGCCTCGTCCCGTTCGCGTTGCACCCGCTTTTTCTCGGCTAACAATTCATCATTCTTGGCTTTTAAGCCACCAATGCTTGTTTCAATCTGCGCCTGCGTATGTGCAGTGACTGCCTCGGCAATCTTTGCCTTAACTTCGTCTGTTAGCTCTAAGTCTTTAAGAAAGTCCATTTTTTAACCTCTGGTCTAAATGTTGTGGCTCTGCCACGGTTACAAACCCGCATCCTCAAAGGCTTGCGGTTCTAATCGGCGCAGTTCATCAAGCGTCAAGGTCTGGCCTTGGCTATCAACAAACCGGCCAATACTTAGCTTGCCGTCGCGAAACAATTGCCCGCGTGACCTGCCTAATACTGAATCCTGAAAACTTGCTGGCTGGCGCTTTAGCCATTGCTCATAAGTCGTGTTAGCACTGACTTGTTTAGCGCCTTGTGCACCCACTGCTGGCCGTTTGCCCGCCACCTTGCTACCCAAGTCAAACTTAGGGTCAACAACAGGGATAACCGTAGACCTACAGTTAAAGTGCGCTGGCGGGTACGGGCTTTCAGGCGCAAACGGGTACACCAATCCGTCGCGGTTCATGCATATAAGGCTTGTGCGTGCATCTAGTGTGGAAACCCACTCGTAGCCGTTGAATAGGTCTTGATTCTCAATCATCGTAACGTTACGGGCTTGTATAGACACATGATTAGCAATTGTTCTCACAATAGTGCCTGCCTGGTTCTTTTGCAAGGGCGCTAACGTCTTAACCGCCGATTGTATCGTGCTATTTGTGTCGCCCAGTGATATTCCGTCTCGTATAGCCTGGACTATTTGCTCAGACTTTTTACGGCCAAACACCTTCAAAGCATCGCGTATTGTGTAGCCCTCTCTTGGTGCAACGTTCATTATTGACGTAAAGATACTCGCCTCAAGCTGCGCCATGCTAGGCAATACGGCGCTAGTTCGCACTGTGTTGTCAAACATGGTTTTACTAAATTGCGCCTCGTATTCGGCAAAGTCTAATGATTCCTGTATTACTGTTTCAGCTAAATCACCGTTTAACTTGTCAAGCAATAGTTGCAAGTCCATCAATATAGCCTGCTGCCTAGCGCGTGAAAGGCTTGTTAGCTCGTTACCAGATAAGCGGCCTGATACTTGCTGAATAAGAGATTCAATAGCTTGCGCCGCCTGTTGCTCACGGCCAGCCGCGTACATCTGCACAAATACTTGGTGGCGTGTTGCCGCGTCAATTAAGGCGATATTGCTTGACATTAAATCAGAGGGTTAGCTGTTCCACGTTCTTCTTTAACCATCTCTAACGTGCGCATAGGGTCTACAACACCTGCACTCTTTAAACGGTCGAATATGTCAGCCTCGCCAATAATATCTCTGTCTAACAGCGTAACCATAGACATAATCAATTGCGGGTCAACCGACTTGTCGTAAAACTCGTTGTTGATTTTAAAGCGTACATCGTCATTTACTGGCACACCCATAAACTCAGCTACCCAGTTAACGCATACCTCTAGCGCCTCGGACAGGTTGCCAACCAAGTCGCCTAGCACTGAATTCTCAGAAGCAAAGCGTATACGCGCACCTTCCGCCGTCTCGTTGCCCGTGCGGTCAGTAATAATTCGCGCACCAATAGCAACCATCGCAAGCTCTTTAGACTTCATGGCCTCCATCACCAATTGATTAGGGTTTGCCTGTAGCAACGTGGCTGAACCTGTATCGCCCAGCACATGACCGGAGCGTGAGCCTAGCTTAATTCCTTGTGGGTTGTACTGCTGCCACTGCTCCATGCTTAGGCTATGCGTGATGAATAGGCTTGGCTGGCCAACAATGAAGCACGACTCCTCGTAATCGGCGCTGTTGCGGTAGTGCGCCAGGTTAACGTCGGCAATGTCAGCCAAGGGCGCTTCGTCAATCGTTGCGTCGTTGTTCTTGGCGCCTACAAATTGAAATGGAATTTCCCTCCAGCGTGAGCCGTCAGCCTTTGTTGGGTACGTTTCCTCGCTGTAAGCCTCATCTTCGCGATATAGCTGCGTGGTGTATCCGTCCTCACGTAAACGTAGCACGCGGTATTGCGGTTTTGTTGTGTGGTCAAACTCGTCACGCTGTGCGCTGTAGTTCTCAGCCAACACCACTTGCACTAGCAGGCGACGGCCATTCATGCTCTCAGTGCGCCAGTTAATCACCTGCTCTGCACCATAGGGAATGATGCTAGCCTGTAGGTTCAACATTGCTACTTGTTCCGCGCTTAAACCTTCATCAGCACTTGGGTAGTCCACTAAGAAAGCCGTGCGGCCTGTTTCTAACAGGTTAGACAGCTCGTCTTTAGCTAACTGCACCAATGACAAGCCGTCGCCTGTAGCGTCGTTCAGCAAGTAGCCCATTAAATCCGGCACTACAAAATCAGGCTGCTTACGGAAAGCCGCACCAACAAGCGCGTTTTTTGTCCGACCCGTAAAGTTGGTATATACCGCCCGTTTGATATATTGACGGTAGCGGATTGTCTCAGTTCCTTTTGATTCCTCGCCCGATTCGTTATCAGGAACCGGCAAGTAGGCGTGCTTTTTCTCTTTAACAGCCCGTGAACCTTTTACAGCGTCACGGGTGCGCGTCCAAACAGGTGCGTATTTAGCATACTCAGGGTGTTGCGTGCTTACTGTCATATTGTGTCCTTTATGCGTATTTTACGCACTTTACATAGCAAAGCCAAAGCTGACGTTAGCCACAGGCCGAATGATGGGCATTTCAAATGCTATCGGGTAAGTCGTTGCATCGTTTTGGTGGTCGTTGCCGCTTGTCTTGTCAGGCTCGCCATTTTTGTAAACCTGCTGCTCTAAACTTTGTGCAACAGTAGGGCAAGCCTTGGTGCTAATAAATATCCGGCCACCTTCTAATGCCGCGTTCGTAGCCATGATTCTATCCCTAACGCTTGGGTTTTTGCTATTTACCCTAACAGTGAATCCCGCAGACTCTAACAAGGATATATCAGACAACGAGGCGTTAACCGTCTTGCGAGCCTTCCCGCTTGCGTCTGGGTATATGTAAATCTTGTGGCCGTCGTAACGCTCTTTAATGATTCGTATCATCTCGGGCGTATCGTACATATTGACCAACTCATCAACAGCGTGCCATTGGCTGCCACCGTCTCTGCGTACATACACGGTAGCCGCTTGCTTGGTTACGTTAAAGTCACACCCGATAAACAATGGTTCCGCGCCCTTTTCGTCTTTGCGTATAGCCTCGTTTGTATTATGTGCCGTGCGGTTATAGCTGGCGTAGACTGTGCCACTGTTTAAGTT